ACACACCCACCCAGAAGCCGATGCACATCGGACAAGACCAAAAATAGCCTTTTGGGCGAATTCTGTTAAATATTCTCCCATAACAAAGGAGCTGAGTCAAGCCATAGGCTGACAATACGAAATAAAGAAGAGGCATTATCCCTTCTTCTTATTTTCTAACATATAACTCATCCAATACGGCTCATAATTATATCCCGGCCGGGCAGACCCCTTTTCATTTGCCTGTGGAACTTCGCCAAGCTCCGTGGAATCTTCTTGAGTCGGTTTAGTAAAATAATCATCTAATAGCTCTTCATATTGATCGAGATAATTATAATAAGGCTTTTCTTCTTTCAAAAATTTGTAAACACCGTAAATTGCATAATCAATTGAGTTAATATTTTCATCAATTGGCTTTGGAATTGACCCCTCAAGTGATCCGTATACGCTTCCGCCCTGAATTGATTGGAAATCCACAACCCCCTTTCTCTTTAAAAATTCGAAAAGTCGACTTTGTGCTGCATATACAGTCTCTGAAAAATCATCCTTGGCAAAGGTGACAATTTTGTTTGTTTTTGGCATCAAAACAATATCCATTTGCTGGTGATCGAAAATCATGATATTCCCGTCTAGCGTTTTTCTTGCTTGAAGTTCTAGATTTACGATTCTTGGTGTATCGCCTTCAACTACTTTCAGAGATATGGGCATTATTCCATCTCCCTAGCCAAGTTTTGAATATTTAAGATGTCAAAAACTAAATCTTTATCGATTTTTCTTTCGGCAGTTTCCTTAAGCATGGAAATAACTTTGTTTGTTTTTTCTAACATATCTTCATCAGAGTTAATCTCTTTCATCTGTGTGGAGTTTACCACGACTTCAAATAATCTTGGTATCTCTTGACTCAAATACACCTTTAAATCGATTCCATTGTCAGAAAATGAACCCACGAACTTAGATAAGAGACTTTTTTGCTCATCCAAAAGCACATTTGAATATTTTTCATTGAACTTCTTAACAAATGTTTTATAAGTTAAGTTATCAACAGGCTTCATCCCCTTGCTTGAGCCAGTGTTTGCCGAGGTCATATTTTCAATGACCTGCTTTTCTAACAAAACGCGGCTTTTTGTCTTTGTTTTCGGGTGAAAAATTTGAAAAACTGTTGCCAAATCCTTGTAATTCGGAACAAAATTAGAAAAAACGTTTGGAGAAACCTCTTTATTGATTTTTTCAATAAGGCTGCTTTGTTTTTCGAAAAGCCTTCTGTGGTTGATTGAGCCTTTCTGGATTCTTGATTGAAAAACGATTTTTTCGGCTGTGTACTGATCCACCTCTCTTGTTTCTAAAATTGATTTATAAAGATCCAAATCTTTTCCGAGCAAGGTGCTGCCCTTAAAATTCTCTCTAATAATTTTGATAATTTTAGACTTTTTGGCCTTATCCCCTTCATGAATTGCCTTTGCTAATTCACGAATGATAGCCTCATAAATAAAAGCCGTGTTACGCTTCTTGTTGTGTTTCATCTTCATCGATTATGGTCTCCGTTCTTTCTAATTCTGAAATTAGGCTCTTAACCTGTGTGCTTGTATCAAAAATACTTTTCTCTTCTAATAAGTAGTTGTTATTATCCGACTCTGTAAAAATTCCAGTGGATAATTTTTTCAACTCTGACGACCCATCTACAGTGTCTTTTTGTTTAGGGAATGCCAAGCTTCTATATGATTGAGATCTTCCACCAGAAGTTCTTCGGTCACCGTTTTTAACACCGGTTCGCTTTGGGGTATAATCGCTTTTAGACCGAGCTGTCGTAGTCGTTCTCCTGCCCCGATTGTCTCTTCTTTTTGATGGAGATGCCAAGAGAGGCTCATCTGCTTCCGGTGCATCCCCTTCTGGTGGTTCCAAATCCAGACCACCTTCGTCGTCGCCTCCGAGATCTAAACCGCCTTCTTCATCGTCGCCTTCGAGATCTATCCCATCCGGTGCGCTTCCGGCGAATTCGCTTGCAGCTTCGGCACCGGCTATTTCTGCTGCTGCGTTGAGTTGTGCTTCATATTTTCTATCGTGAAACATTTCTCTCTGGTTTCTGACGAATTCCTCTTCAGAAAGATTGAAAATGTGTTCGCTTATCCATCGGCGGGAGAAAAAGTTTTCTGTTGCTCCTCCGGCGATGTCGAATTTTTGTTTCCAATGCTCCAATTCTTGGAGTTCGGCAATTTTAGAGGGGTTATTTAATTTCAATCTAAAACTAACAAGGTCATCGCCACGGAATCCCAAAGTGTATAGATGAATAATTCCAATTTTTTCAAGTTCTGAGATAACTGCTCGCTGAAGTCTTTGAATTGTTCTCGCAAAACGAACATCTTTCTGCGCTAGGGTTGTTTTGTCTTCCCCTCCGCCCTCTTCACCGTTCGAAAGATAGGCTGCTGGGATTTTCAAGGCTGAGAACATCTTGTCTCTTAAATATTTTACGTCATCGATGTCGCCCGTAAATTGTCCGCCTGCTAAAGTTTCGATTTTGGAGGATTCTCCGCCGCGAACAGGGATGAAATAATCTTCTTCCACCGAGAGTGGATTATATCTAAGATCAACACGACCAGTATTTGCATCGACGACCTGATTTCGCTTCATTGATGTAACGGTTTTCTGAACGAATTGTTCTACATCTTGTGGGGCAATGTTGCCAACGTCAATGTAAAATACTCTCCTCTCTGAAGACCTGACGATTCGATACGCCATCATTGCGTCTTCCATCAAAACAAGCTGTCTCCAAATTCTGCGCCCAGCATCCAACACAGACGTACCATATGGGGTATATTTGTCATTACCCAAAATTCTAAAATGTGCTACCTGCCAATTTTCGAAAGTCATACCAGCAGAATTCCACTGATATTGAACGTAGTTTGGATTTGTCGGATCTTCTCCCTCTAATTTTTCAACCTCTCGTAGTGGAACAGGGACAACGTTTTTAATTCCAATTCTGTCGTCGATATCTAAGTAGAGAATAAAATCTCCAAATTTACACATAGAGCGACACCAACCAAACAAGTTATGGTCTACATTTAAAACATTTTCATAAAGAGATCCAAGAACCGCCTTTATTTCCTCATTTGGACATTCGATATGCATCATGGGAGACAAAGCAGAGTGTGTTGTCATCTCGTCTGCATATATATCCAAGGCAGAGGCGATTTCAGGCATATATTCCATTTGCTCATAGTCAACATATCTTTCGGCACGATTTTGTTGTGCCATAATTTTGGAATGCATAACATCAAAAGGGCTATATTCGGCTTTTCTAAATTGTTGGCCAGATGCTGATTTAAATTGTGTAGCATATTTATCCAATGCTGTTCTGCGAATCTTTCGATTCATCTGTGTTCGCCAATTTACTATTGGCCCAGAAAATAATCGAGTAAGCCTTCTAAAAAGTTCTGATTGTGGATTATTGGGGTTCTTCTTCTGATCTGCCATTTATTTATCCTTTAATGAGCCATGAATATTTTTGATAATCTTCTTTTGCTTGAAACATTTTTTCATCTAAAGCTTGCTTTCTGTTATATCCTTGCATGCCCGGTATTGTTGTGTTGACTTTTGTATCAACTTTTATTATTGATCCTAAACATGCTTTCTTATAATCAACTTCTCTCTTATTTACTGTCAACGCTGTATCCCTTACCCAACAAGCAATTGCGAGAGCCATTGTCAAATCATCATTATATCCCCGCATGGCCTGGGGTTTTCCATTTTGCCAAATAAAAGTTCGTAATTCATTGGAAAGACGAACAGAATATACTTTAATTAGTTTGTTTCTGATGAATTCTTCCAATTTTGCTACAATAAGGGGTCTTGTCTTTGAAGAAGTTGTAAATCCGGGAACAGCAGAATTGTTGGTTTCTCCCTGACGGCTCTCTATAAAATCGTGAGTCCCCTTTACGGAGTAATATATATTTGGATACTGTAGGTCAATTAATTTTTCCAGAATGGAAATGCCAATTCCGACGTTCTCTACCACCAAAAGACAGTTGCCATATTCCTTGCCCGCCTGCTGCAATACATTTGCATACATATCCAGACTTGGCTTTCCTTGGTATTCTGCCGCTATTTCCATTGTATCTAAATTTAGAATATGAAAGACAGAATAATCTGCGCCGTCGCCACGGGCAACGTCAGCCACCAGCAAGTATGTGCATTCGGGATTATATTGTTCCCAAATCCACATATTTCTATCGAATCCGGTCCTATATTGCGGGTCGCATACCATTTCTTCTATCCGGGCGATATCTTCCGGATGAATTACAGATTCTCCCGAAGTATTAAAGTTGCATTCGAGTTCCTGTGCTATTTCCCTCCTTGACATATTCCTGGTTTCTTTATCAAACCACGCCTGATCCCTTTCTGGGTGGCTATCCCACCGTAAATTAACGGGATGAAAATCGTTTGAGCCTTCGGCGGCTTCCGAATATGTCTTATGAAACCAATTTCCAACCCCATTCGGAGTTGATAAAGCGATAACGCGGCCGCCAGTCGAGATTGTGGGATATAAGCCAGCCCATAACTCAGTTAAATTCTCAACGTGGGCTGCCTCGTCTATAACTAAGAGCGAAAGAGCTTCTGATCGGCCTGCATCGCCCGAGGTTGAGGCTGCTTGGATCTGCGACCCGTTTGAGAGTTCAAAAGATGACCTGTTATCAATCGAAATTTCCGCAAGCGCAATCCATTCTGGCAAATTTTTCATTATTGCTTTTACTTTCTTTACCAAATTTGATGCTGTTTTAAATTTTGTTGCCATAACAAGGATATTCTTGTCTCGATGGAACAACATTAACCATACAACATAGCCCGCAGCGATAGTTGAGATGCCCAACTGTCGAGCTTTGAGGATTACATTAAAACGGTAATCATTAAAATCTGTTAAAAGGTCAGCCTGATAGTCATAAGTCTTAAATGGAATAAGACCTTTGATCGGGTGTGAGATTCTTGCGTAATTATTTACGAAGTAGATCGGATCTTTTCCACAC